GGTTCTTTAGCTTTGAAATATTCCCAATGAGTTGCGCTATTAGGACACTTAATTTCCACAAGCCCCCTGTCAGACACAAGCCCATCAGGGCTACAGCCAAACCACTTAATACTAGGATGGTCAATAAAAGCAACCTGATCGACAAAATTGCCTGATTTAACTTCATAAGCCACCCTTGCTTGAGGTTCAGTTTGAGTACCCCATTCCATTGCTGAGTTGGAGTAAGATTCTTGAATGATGCCTGTAGTGCGCTGGATGGCTAATTCAATAAGGTAATTCTGACGAGAAGCGGATGGCCCTGTTTTAGTCTTAGCCAATATGTCGGCTACTCTAGAAGCCGTAACTTTGCCCAAGCGCATCTGATGCCACTCTGGAGTGCCTTGTTCTACAGCTATCCTATCTTCTGTTGTAAAAGTTGTCATTTAGTATTGCCTCCAAAAACTTTTGCTTCAAGATAAGCAATTTGAGTTTTTAAACTTTCAATTTGCTCTCCTGAATACAAAGGAATTAAATCCATTGCTTCAGGTGGCAATTCTTTAAATAAAACCCCACTTTTGGAAATCCATGCAATAGGTTTCATATACCCCCCAATCTAATTGCTAATCGAATAAATGCCATCAAAATAACTGAGGCAATGACTAATGTTGCTATTGCTACTTTATCGGCCCAGGTCATGATTGCATCGCCATTAAAGTGCCTTTTTGTAGGTCTTTAGCACTAGCAATCTTTTCTACAGCTATTTTGTCTTTGCTAAGGGCTTTATAGGCTGCTCCATAGATTTCTTTTAGCTCATCCATAGTTTTAGTGCCACTAATGACTAAAACCCATTTATTAGCTTCTTCTGCCAAATCTACAGGTTCTTCATCTGGCAAATCTTCACCAGCATAGATATACAGGCCAATACCAAACAAGCTAATGCACTTAACTAGGCATCGCATCATGGCGGTGTTTACATCCATTGCATTAGGGTTTGCAATGGCTTTGTTCATATTGTTAATAACTGGCATTTGGCAGGTCATAGATTTGCCCATAGCGGTTACTGTGCAAAAAACCATTACAGATTCATTGAAATAAACAGGGTCACCAAAAGTCCAAGTGGCTGATGGGTCATTTTGTAGAAGCTGGTCTACTGCCCAAGTCCAAGAAAGATAGGTAAATTTGCCTTTTCTTTCGGTATGTTCATTTACATTGATTAGTCTTAATTCATTAAAAGTTTTCATATTCATCCCTTAATCATTGATTTCTGATTCTGCTGTATCTTTGGCAAAATGCTCCATATAAGACTCTGCCATCATGACAATTTTGCGACCAATTTGCTCATAATCGCCAGTATCAAGAGCATCTTGCAAAGCTTTAGCATTATCAACCCCCATTTCACCTAAAGCTTCAGAAATTGCCTGTGAAGTGCGATAGTCGTATTTGCCACCAACTTTCATAAGTTGCCAGGTGCGCTCCTCTATTTCATCGGTTCGGTCATCGTAATCATTAGGCTCATAGTAAGCATCAGCTTTATTCATGATTAAAACCCTCCATAAATAAACATTGCAGCCAAAAGAACACCTAAAAGAATTACACCGATTGCGTCTAGTAGTTTCATTTCATTTCCCTTCATCACTTGTTAAGATGACTCCACTATACACTAATATTCCACTTTGATACAATTATTTTATAGGGAGTTTCCCTAATACAACACTTGTATTCATTTTGTGATATAGTGTGGAAAAGGAGGATTTATGCACCAATTAAATTTAATAAAAGCCGAATTTGGCAGTATTACTAACTTAGCCGAAAAGCTAGAAATAAGGCCATCAGCCGTTTACAACTGGGCTGATAGGGGCCAAGTACCAATTAAACATTTAAAACGTATTTTGGAGCTTTCTGAAGGTCGTTTGACTAAAGAAATTATGCGACCAGACCTTTTCACAAAGGATTGATAGTGAATTTTTACCCATTTCATATTGGGGATTACGCAGCTCATACCAGGCATTTAAGTTTTATGGAAGATTTGGCTTATAGAAGGCTGATTGACCAATACTACTTAGATGAAAGCCCATTAAAGGGTGAGCCATCCCTTATTGCAAGAAGAATTGGAATGTCTGATTTCAGCTCTGATGTGCAATACATTTTGGAAGTGTTTTTTGAGAAAGAAGGAGATTTATGGGTTTCTAAGCGATGCGATGATGAAATTGCCAAATATCGACTGAAAGCAGACTCAGCTCGTAATGCAAACAGAATCAAATCAGAAAAGAAATCAGCTCTGAAATCAGAAATGAAATCAGAACCGAATCAGCTCCTAACCAAGAACCAAGAACCATTAACCAAGAACCATATAAAAACAATACAAGCCCCTGAAGGGGTATCACTAGAAATCTGGAATGATTTTCTTGCTCAAAGGAAGAAGGCTAAAGCTGTAGTTTCTGAAACTGTAATGAAATCTATTGCCAAGGAAGCCCAAAAGGCTGGATGGTCTTTAGAACAAGCACTAGCTGAATGTTCTGCTAGAGGGTGGAGAGGTTTTAAAGCTGAATGGGTAAAGCAAGAACCTAAGAAAGAAGCAAAGATGAGCAACTTTTGGGCGCAAATTGAGGGGAATAAGTGATGGACAGAGAATACAAAGAATCAGATTTTTGTACCAAGGATGAAGGCATCAAATATGTTTTTAAAATGTTTTCAATCATTTATGGCTCAAAGATTACAAATCATTGGGGTGATATGAATGTTTTGGCTGTCATGAATGTCTGGAAAGAGATGATTGGAAATTACTTAACTTACAGGCCAATCCTTGATTTTGCCCTTAATAATCTTGACCCTAAAGGCTTTGTAACAACCCCAATGGCATTTAAGGAGCTTTGCTCACAGGCTGGCAGGATTCCAATTAAGCCTGAAGCAACACTTACTCATCAGAAAACTCAGGCTGAAATCATTTCTGCAAAACAAATGAAGGATGAGGCGATAGCCAGCCTCAAAGAATTTATGAATAAGGTCAAAGCATGATTTATTACATTTACGATGAACTGGGGATGATTCGCCAAGTTAAAAGCAAAACTGAAGCCCAATACCTTGTTTCACTACGACCTGAATGGAAAATTGTGGCTAAAAAAGTAAATAAGCCTGTTTTTAAATTTGAGGAGGCAAGGTTTTGAAAGTTCTTATTGCTTGCGAATATTCTGGAGTTGTTCGTGATGCCTTCATTGGGGAGGGGCATGAAGCCATGAGTTGTGATTTATTGCCAACTGATGCGCCTGGGCCTCATTATCAGGGCGATGTAAGGGATGTATTGGATTACCCTTGGGATTTAATGATTGCTCATCCTCCATGCACAGATTTGTCTGTAAGCGGTGCTAGACATTTTCAATCAAAGCGCATGGATGGAAGACAGCAAGCAAGCGCAGCATTTTTTATGATGTTGGCAAAAGCTGATATTCCTAAAATTGCTATTGAAAATCCAATTTGCATAATGTCCAGCATTTATAGAAAACCAGACCAAGTTGTGCAACCTTGGATGTTTGGGCATGGAGAAACTAAAGCAACTTCCTTATGGTTAAAGGGATTGCCTAAACTTTTACCAACAAACATTGTTGAAGGCAGAGAAGCAAGAATTCACAAAATGCCTCCTAGTGTGGATAGATGGAAATTAAGAAGCACAACATATCAAGGAATTGCTGATGCTATGGCCCAGCAATGGGGAAATGAATGAGGAAAAGTACCGCCATCAATGCGCTGTTCGTCAGCTCATTATGTACCGCAAACAATGGGGCCTCAAATTGTTTAGGGAATACATGGCAAAGCATAAGTTTGAATGGCAGGTAGTTAGGGATTTTGAAGAACAATGGATTAGAGGTAACAGGGCTGACCAATATGGAGAATGGAAATGAATTTAGATAAATTAGATGAAAACAGGGTAGAAATGGCCCTTACAAAGCTTGCAGAAACAAATGAGCTTCATGCTGCATTAGGAGGACAGGTAAATTACCTTGCAGAAGGCATTAAACAAGCCAAGGCGCACTCATTTTTACTTTCTGAGGGGGGAGTGTCAGAAAGAGAGCAAAAAGCCATAGCGAGCCAGAAATATGCCGATGCTTTGGATGCTCATTTGCAAGCCTATGTTCAATTCAAGAAAATTGACAATGAAAGGCAACATGAACAGCGAATTATTGATATTTGGAGAACTTTATCAAGCAATCGCAGACAGGGGGCGGTATGAACAATGAACCAGTAGCGTGGTACAAGAAAAACAGCAATGATTATTTAATTGAAAATATTGGACAGCCCAGTTTTCAAGTACAAGAATTTATTGATGCTGGCTATATTCCACTCTATACCCAAGACCAACTTGAAGAAGCTAGAAAACTAGGTATGCAACAAGAACGAGCATTGTGGAATTTGTCAGCATCAACACAGGAGATTATGGATACCCATCCAGCAAAAGAACACTTTGAAGATGAGCCACAAGCAGAAGAATTGCATGAAATCTTGCAGAGTAATATAGAACTAACAGATGAGGAAATATTAGAAATAGCCAGCCCAATGTTTGAAGATGCAAGATATCCTAGCACTGCATTGGATTTTGCTAGAGCAATACTAAGAAAGGCAAGTGAGAAATGAGCAATGAACCAGTAGCGTGGATTGATAAAAATACAGGAAAACCAAGAATGGAAGGTTTTATACAAACTCACCACGATATTCCACTCTATACCCAAGATCAGCTTGAAGAAGCTAGAAAACTAGGTATGCAACAAGAGCGAGCAATGTGGGAACTAGCAGCATCAACACAGGAGATTATGGATACCCATCCAGCAAAAGAACACTTTGAAGATGAGCCACAAGCAGAAGAATTGCATGAAATCTTGCAGAGTAATATA